AGAAAAAAACAGCAGCTAAGCAAAAGCCCAAACTCCGCCGCACAATGCCTACGCAATTTGCAACTGCGTGTAGCCGCAAAACGTTACATCTTGTTTAATTTGTTTTTTGGTTTTATAATAATTGTATCTACATCCTCAAACATTTCTAAGTTACCCGTTGTAAGATTCTCGAATAAATACTCAAATGGTTCTCGAGATTCTACTGCAACTTGGCAAGCTATATTTTGTATAGAGTTCATGAAGGCTGCTGTTTCTGAGTTAAATAAATCTTTGACTATATCAGGGTCGCTATTTCTAAGCCTAAACTTCATATCGTTAATAATGAAGTTCAACTTATTTTGGTAGCTGTTAATCATTGATTTTTCATGCTTTTGGACTTCATGAAATTGTTTAGCTAGCTCGCAGTATTCATAAGCCATTTGGATATGAAATGCTATTTGGGCTATGTTAAAATTATTGTTTTGCTTAGGTGTTAGTTCCATGTTTTTTTGATGTTGGCTTGTTTAAAAAATTAGTTATTGTTTCGTTTATTTTGATGTTATGGGCAATACTACGACACTGCAAACAATGACGGTTGTGCCTTGATATTATCAGCTCGTTTGTTTCCATAATTAACGTGTTTTTCATTTATTTCAAATCCTATAAAGTTTCTATTTTCTTTTATTGCCATTGCACACTCCGTTCCACTACCAGCAAAAGGAACTAAAATAAGGTCGTTTGGTCTGCTACTTATTAATATTATTTCCCTTGTTAGCTTTTCGGGTTTTGGCGTGTCGTGTTCGTGGCTTCCTGTTTCATAGTTTGGTATTCTAATCACATCACCATAAAAGCGTTCATTGTTAAATGGTCTGCGTAGTTCCTCGTATTCGGCTTTTAGTTCCTCGTATTCGGCTTTTAGTTCCTCGTATGGCTTCTGTAGATACTTGTTATTGCAATATTCTCTAATTACATTGTATTGCTCCTCTGTTATTACATTATCACCATTTAACCAATTAGAAACACATCCAGTCAATCCTCCTGTTCTACTTGGGAATAATTGTGCAATTTCTCTATTTGTAAATCCAGCTTTTTTAAATTCAATTTTTAGATACTTAGAAAATGGATTTTTAGGTTTCAAAAATTGCTCAAATATTAATTCTCCTCCAGTCTTTTGTCCTCTTTGCTCATACATTAGCAACCTTTCAGTAAGTGGTGCAAATGTTCGCAAATCGGTGTTAAATCTTATTTGTTGCTTATGGTCGTTTGTATTTTCCCATACTAAACTATTCAATAGATTAAAATGCTTATCAAAAATAATTTGAGCATAGGCAATATTTTTAGCATCTCCATACCAATAAAGCGTTCCATTGTCCGCTAAAACTCTTTTACATTCTATTGCCCAGCGTTCCACATCTTGCAGGTAATCATCAAAGGTTTTCCATACAAAGTCAAAATCTCCTTTTACTTTGTAATATGGTGGGTCTGCAATAATTAACTGCACCGATTTATCAGCAAGTTTATTATTCATCCAATCATTGTGATATATTTTATTTACTTCCATTTTAAAATCTCGTGTTAAATACCGTACTGCCCATAACAAGGGTTTTGCAAAAGCAGGGCATTAGTGGTTTATTGAACATTTGTGCTACTATTAAACATTGTGCTAAATTTGAACTTTTGTACTCCGAAACCCTGCCTTCGCAAAGCCCCGAAACGTTATGTTCAATGTTATTTTTTCAGAACGTTCTCGAATACAATCACGTTTTCCAAAACGTTACTGCATAAAAAAACACTTGAAAAAGGCGGATTTAAACTTGGCTTTTGGTCGTCATAGCTTTTAAAGTAACTTATTCTTTTGTCAAAATACATTACTTCAATTTTATTATCTCTAAACATTTCAAAACGTTTTTTGCTTTCAAACAATCCTACTACTCCAACAAGCATTGCAAATGGTCTTTCTAATTCAAATAGTTTTTGGAAAACTTCTGCTTTAATCGAATAAGGTGGGTTTGAAATAATATAATCAAATGATTTACATTTTTCTTTGTCAGTATCAAAAAAATCAAATCCTTCAGATATGTGACTATTAGAAACATTATGTCCTTCTTTTTTCAATAGTTTAACAAAATTACTTTCGTTAGTATCAAAAGGACACCATATTTTACTATTTGGTTTTAAGTGTTTTAGCAATGGTTCAATTGCATAATTTGGCGTGTAAAATTCATCATTTGGGTTTACTTCGCCTTGTTTTTCAGCTTTGTTTGTGATTAAATCTAATTTCATAATTGGAATTTACGGTTAAAAAAATAACACAAAACATAACAGCAATTTGGCAAAATGGCGGGTTTGTTGCTTAATTGATGTTTTGTGCTTCTATTAATGTTTTGTTTTAAGTTGAATGTTCTTGTTTCTTAATCCGCCACTTCGCCAAGTTGCAAAACGTTATCGGCAACCCTAAGCGACATCACCGATTTCCATTTTGACAAACCACATTCCCTTTTCAGTATCAGAAAATCCTTTATACCTTTTTTTAGTTAATGGACTTGCTCCAACATCTACCATTGGAAGTAATCTTTGAATAATATGACTAAATTGGTCTAAATCACAACCAAATTCTTCATACAACTTTTCGTTAATTACAGAAGTATCAGCGTCTATTTCATCATAATCCACTTCAAGGATATGACAGGCTAATTCTTCTACATCAATTGAACTTACTCTTGCTAATTTCATTTTGTTTTTATTTTAAATTGTTAATAATCATTCCGAAAAAAGGGCAGCCGATAACAGCGTATAAAGTAAACCGCCAATCCCTGCCCACAAAGCCAATGCAATTGTCGGCTTCCCTTATACGCATAACGTTATTTTAGTTTTAGTTCTTGAATGTAAAAATCTATTTCATCAATCGGTATTGCTATTGAAGTTGTACTATATTTTTCAACTTTCCAAGCAAATAAATAATTTTCAGTAACTCTATAATTATACCCTAATGACTTAAATCTTTCTATTAAAAAATCCATGTTAAATAGTTAGTAGTTCAATTAATTGTTGTTCGCTAATTTGGGATATGTCGTAAAAGTTATTCTTGTTGTTAGCAGGGATAGGATATTCAGATATTTCTTTTGGTGGTGCTTTTTTCTTGTTGCTAATTTCCGTTCCTATATGCCTACCATCAGCAATTTTCATGTTATCGAAGGTGCTAGTCTTCTTTATTTTATCCCAATGCTTTCGTTTACTTTCTACGCTGTAAGTGTTAGTGTCGTTAGCGTAGTGCCTCCAATGTGCATGAACATCAAAAAACTCTGTTACCATATACTTGTTTTAGTTTGTGAGAAAATATTTTTACTATTTCGTTGTAATCTTCAAAGATTGTTTCTTTCGACTTTGCAAAACTTTTTAGCCTATCACATGAATATCTTAGATAGCATAAGTGATAAGAAATTCCTAAATAGTCAGCAGTAACGTAAGAACTGAAAGTTAACTTAGAAGCAATGATTATAAAAGAATATAAGGCTTTCGATTGTTCAATGGTCTTAGTCTTAGGTAAGAATCTAATCTCATCTTTTTGTAACTTGTAGTAATTCTCGACTACTTCTGAAAGTGTAGGAAAAATAATACTTTGATATTCTTTTAGTTGTTCTGTCTTTAATTTAAATGCAGGTAGCATATTTTAGTTTTTAGTTGTAAAAAAATCGTTTCCAAATCTGATGCAGTCTTGTTTATTAATCCAATTAGTGTCCTTTAGTTTTAGGTATCTAACTCCGTTAAATTGGTTGAAGAAAAACTCATCGTGTGCGATTTCTTTGGCGTTAATCATTAGTTCATGCGCTGTACCTATCAATGGGAAATTGTCTTCAACTGCTTTCAAAATTTCGTCTTGTATCTCCTCGCTTTTTTTTATTTCGTGAATGTGAGTTCGTTGCTCTAAACTGAAAGGATATTCAACCCATTGTACATTGTATTCGTCAGGTTTTGTCAGGTAATTACATATATACCCTAAATCAACATTCATGGTTAACATTTGTGTTTGAACTTGATAACCATACTTTTTAGGGAGTTTGTCCATTTGTTCAAAAAATGTGTGTATGTAGTAAGGGCATTTAATATCAGCCACAAACCCATCCCCGAGAATGTCAGGACTTGCCCCTAACTTGTTATTGTAGCTTACAAACGTGTCAAACCATGCACCACCATAGATAGGTTTAAAAGCTAAATCAAAGGCATCGTATTGGTTAATTGTCCCGTGCAACATCTCTTTAGTTTGAAAGTCGTCTTTACCGACAACCATTTCCTTTGCTATATCGAATATGTAATTAAGTCTAGTCTTGCCTTGACCTCCCGAACAAAGTTCAGATATTCGGGAGGCGGTAAATTTTCCTGTTCTCATGACTTCAACTTCATTTTACGATTACCAAATAAAGTTATAATTGCCTTGTTATTCCCTATCTCGTCTTTGTTAGCGTTAAATGATGCTTCTAGTTCTGCCAACGATTCACACTCATTTACTAGCTTATTATACTTTTCGAATAGTTTTGCGTCTAAAGGCTGTGGTGTCGGTTCAGGTGGTGCTGTGTACTTAGTTCTATCCTTAGCAAAATAAATATCACTACTCATACCCAAAGCCTTACACGCTATTCCTAATGCGTCTGTTAAAGCCATTTTGAAACATTCATCTGATTGATATAACCCTTTAGATTCTTGGGTAACAAAAGATGCGCCTCCCGTTCCTTGAATAGCATCACTCCAAACACCATCAACTTTAATGAATAAATCCACATCAACAAAGGCACTTATTTGACCATTACAGCCATTTTCTAACCACTTCTTAGTAATTACATATTTCCATCCAATCCCACACACTCCAAAGGTTTCTGTTAATACTTTGATTCGCCACATAGGGTTAATGTCTGTCATACCCTTTAATCTACCTGCACCTATTTCTTTACGGGCTTCTTGTGGAGTTACTGATAACTTGTTGTAAATTTTTAAATTTTCCATGTTTTAAGTTTTAGTTGTTAAAAATTAGATTTTACGAATGTGATTGTCTTCGATTTTCCAAATGTACAAAACACTTAGCAATATTGCAAGAAAATCTATACAAATAATATTGGATAATATGAAGATAGTTTCTATCATAACTCACTAAGTTTTATAAGTTTTTCAAGTTCTTTCTCGGCATCATGATAATCAATCCAATCAAGGGCTGAAACTGATTTTTTGTTTTCAATTTCGGACATGAAAGCCTTTAGTTCGTCTATGTCCATTTCTCTAATTTTCTTTTTTGTTGATACTTGCATAGGTTAGTTATTAAATTGGTTAAAGTATTCATTTGCTAAATCTTCATCATAGTCTTGTGGGTCAAGTGCTTCTAGTTCTAGGTTAAAAACATTTTTACACTCTTCTAACACAGCCTTTTCAATGTCAGTTCCTTGCCAAAATAAAGGTGCGTATGCATCAGAAAAATATCTTACAACTTCTATGATGTTATCTTTTCCTCCTTCAAGGTGAATCTCATCTATGTCATAACTCAAAGAATCATTCCAATTATCTTTATCGAAATTGTCTTTATCGAAATATGCCCACCCAACAATAACGAGATTGAAAGCTAGTTTTGAAATGTTCTCAAATGGCTCAAAATGTGGTATTTTAAAAAGAAGCGGTTTAGTTTGTTTGCGGCTCATTTGATTTGTTTTTTGAAGTTAACAATGTATTTTTCTAGTTTTTCAAGTTTCTCTTCTGAGATTGAAGGTTCATATCCATTTGCTCTAGGTTTATCACTAATTACGATACTTAGGCTTGATGCGTTCTTGAATCCTATTTCTTTGCCTATTTGACTTATATTAAGTCTGTGTTTGTTTTTTTTCAGCCACTTTAGGGCGTTTAATTTTTTCTTTTCTGTCATATTATAAAAAAAATGTGATAAATAATAAAAGGGGGCAATCCTATAATAAGGATGCGAAGAAAGAATTTTGTTACCTTGTCCATATATTTTAGCTATTTAGTTTGTTGACAATAAATACTGCTTCTTTTGACGCTTCTATTTCAGATGCGTAATCCTTAACATCTATTCTCGCTATTATAAAATCTACATCTCTAATTGTAGCGCAGATATTGATAATGTTTTTGTTGCTTTCAGAAGTTTCAGCCCAATAAATTTTGTTTTTCATGATGTTTTAGTTTTTAAAAGATAAATGCAGTTTGTTAGGATGCTGCGCCCCTTGTTGATTATTATTATTTAACAGTTTGCATAGACTCGTTAATGTACATCTTCAATGTGTTCCTATCAACTCCTATCCCTCCGCAATCAAAACATATACCTTCTGCATAATACATGAACGCAAGGATAATACCATTCCCATTACATTTACTACAAGAACATTCACCATATTTTGCAAATATAGAAGATTTCATAAAGTCCCCATTACCACGAATAATGGATATTAACCGTGCAATCCTGCGCTGTAAGTTGTCAATGTCAACTATATAATTATTAGCAATGTCGGTAGTAGTACCAAATCCCATACCTAAGTTACGAGTAGTTTTTTTTGGGACAAAACTTCCATAATAAGTTTTCCCGTATAATGTAACTTGGTAGTTTGTGCATCTTTTTTTACCATCATTAGACTTAAACCAAAATCCCCAACCTTCATCTAAATTATTATACTTATCAGCATGAACAAACTTTAAATGAAGCGCTCCAGAATCAAGAAGCATATTAATATTTTTCACGGCACGTTCACGGTTAGTATTAGTGTTTTTGTATCCATTAGATAACAAAAGTTCTATAAGTGTGTTTTTAGATTTCATGATGTTTTAGTTTAAAATTATGATGCAATTTACAACGGCTTGTTTTATTATCCAAATAATTTTGGAAAAATTTATAAAAATTTATTTATTTAATGCAAGGCATGATAAAATAAGTTAACTAATTAGTTATCTTTGGGAATCGAAACTCAAGCAATAATAGAGATTTTGTATCGGGATAAGGATATAAACCAAGCAATCAAGAATATTATCCCATTTGACTTGCAATCAGATGCAAAGCATGAACTATTTGTCGCTATATACCGAAGAGAAAGTAAAGAGGAAGGATTTATTGAACGAGGATATAATGAAAAATGGATTACATGGTATTGCATTCGTACACTAATGAATTTCGTTAGCGGTTCTAAATTTCAAAAGGAATTTATCTTAAAGAAAACAATGCCTATTGATTACGATTCAAACATAATAAGTGAAGATGATTATGATTTAGATAAGGATGAGTTAACAGAAAAGATGCTAAAAGAGTTCGAACAACTCGGGTGGATGGACAAGGAAATCTTTACTAGGTACGCTAACAACGAGAATATAAGCCAACTATCCATTGATTCAGGAATCCCAAGAAACACCCTACTTTACATCATAAATCGAGTAAGAACCCATTTAAAAGAACAACTACATGATAGCACTAACAGCAACCATAATAGCAATTTACCTTCAGGTCTTCGTGAGGTTAGACAGCTTAAACTTTTTTAATCATAAACCTTTTAGTCGAAAACCTTTTAATTGCGCTGTTTGTTTTCC